GTTTACAACATATCCTTCAGGTACCATACCCATTGATTTGATTGCGTTGATATCATTATCAGCAGTGCCTACTCTACCGGCAGATTTCATTAGTCTCTCAGCTACAAACTGAAGGTTTACTGGAATGATTAGTTTCATGCCTCTTAAAGCAATCTTTAATCCTCTTTCATCCTTCATATCAGCAATATCAATTAACATCTGCTCAAGTGAAGTTTCACTTAAATCAGCTGCAGTTGTAAGCTCGTTCTTTTGGTTTCCACTAAGAGTTGGGTGGTCAGTCGCACAAAGCTCCTTTGCATCCCCACCAAGATAAGAGTTGTTAAACGCTCTGTTAAGAATGTTTGCAGCTTTAACTTGTTTAGTGTTAGCCATAGAACGCGCTAATGCTTTAGTGTAGCGAGTGCTAAGTTTGTCGTAAAGATTATCCTCTACAGCTTCTTCTGTAAGTGCAAAAGCTAAAGCAATAGTCTCGTTAGTGTACCTAGCAGTGTAAGTTTCTTGTGCGTCTTCATAAGTCACACCTTGGCCTTCCGGCTTTACAGCTGCATTGGCGAAACCGCCGAGCATTACTTCTTCTTCGAAAGCACGATCAGATGATTCTGAATCGAATATTTCTTTGTCTTGATTTTCGTATCGGTCGTATTCCAACCCGAACAGTGCATTTAACCCTGGTTCGAGTTCCTTGACCAATTGCATTCTTGAAATTACCATTGTTCAATTTCTCCTATAGGTTAAATTCCAGCAGCGTTATTGTAGTACAGATGCTCGTTGAATCTTACGATCCAATTTGAATTTGCACTTGCAATGTCACTGTTATCTGGGTCTTCGCAGATTCTCACTACTCTAAATTGAGCTGTACCGCCAGCGACGGCGCCTAGTTCAGATTTAGACTGTCCATTGATAGTAGAACCAGCAGCATAAACTTGATCGCAGTTATCTCCAACTGCTGTTTGTGCTATAGTTCCATTAGCTTGAACTTCGAAGAGCATGTTTGGATCATCATAAACGAACGCGTCTATATCGCCCACAGTAGGCGTAATGCTACCTGGGTAATAGTTTGACCATGTTGGTTTTTGTGTAGTTGGATCGTTGTAGAAACAACCGTTAAACACACCGATGTTTGTAGTAGTAGTATTACCACTAACAGTTATACATCCAGAAGTTTCTAAATGTACAACATCACCTTTGAAAATAACGTCTGATTCTCCTGAAGCGATCTTATACTTAGAAGTACCACCATTTTGAATACCACTTCCAAGTTCACCTACAGGTCTAAAACCAAATGGCGCATCTTTATTAGCCATGATTTTTTCCTCACAGTAAATTGTTATACTTCATCCCTAATGGATAAAGTAAAAGTTTTTAATTTAGGGGAAAAAACCTGTTTAGGATTTTTTACCGCCAAAACTAACTTGCGACCTGCTCTCTCTTGTAACAGGCATACTAGGATGTTGGTCCTTAAGAGGATCGTTAGCAATAGCGTCGTCTTTATCTTGCGTAACTTGTGCAAAATGTTTTTTACGCTCTGCAACGGTTTCCTTTGGAATCCTTGCTAGCATTAAACCTCCAACAGCTATAACACCGTTCCATTTACCTGAATCTATTTGAGGCCATTCAGTATCAGGATATTCGTCAGCTCTGACAAACTCCCAACCTTCACGCATTCTAGCAGAGACATTTTTACTGTCTGGCTGCCCTAACGTTTCGGCCCTTATCCAGCGATGGACGAATCCAGCTGGCGCAGGTGGTGCGTCTAGTTGTGATGGTGGAACCCATGGTTTCCTTTGCTCAGTTTTAGCTCGGGTTTCGGATTCGCGTGATGGTAATTTATCTTTTTTTATTGTAGTCATATGCATTACTCCTTCACGTATTTCGCATATTCGCTTAGCGGCACACCTAATTTTTTTGCTATAGCTACTTGTGAGGGTGTGAGTCTCACTGTACCTTTGCGCTTTACTCCAGGTGTGCTTCTATTTGCAGAAGCAACCGTTTGAGAAGGCGAAACTGGTTGTTCAAACTTGTGTGGAAATGTCTCCCTCATTCGAACGTCTATTTCATTATAGTACGAATCGCTTTTGGGGTCAAATCCTTCTTCCACTAGTTTACGATGAATTGAGAAAGAAGTCAAGGTCATTGGTTCATCTTTACCAAACCACTCATTTTTTTCAGCCCAATCTTCAGCTCTAGGATCTGGCCTTGCAGGTGCCTGTCTTTGTTGCTGTTGAGGTGCCGGTTGCTGGTATTGTTGTTCTCCAACTTCTTTAGCTCTTTCGCGTTTAGCTTCAGTTGCTTTTACACGCTCACTTTCAATAGCTAATCTAGCTAAATCTTGTTGTGCATCTACTTGAGAATCAATGTCACCCGCATCCATTGCTTCTTTTAATCGTTTTTTAGCATCTTCAGTTTGAGCTTTAACTCTATTACTGTATTCTAAAACATAACCACGATCTAAATTTCCTACACGGTTTTGTAAAGTTTGAGCTTGATTCTGTACACCTTTAGCATATTCTACTGCTGCTTGTTCACGTCTTTCAGCTTCACGTACTTTTTTAGTTAGTTTGTCAATACGGGATTGTACTTTTTTTCCGTAATCTTCCATTTCACCTTCAGAAGCTGTTTCTTTTTTATCTTCTATTACAACTTCTTTAGATTCATTGACTACTTCAACATCATCTTCTTTATTTACTTTTACTTCTGTATCGTCTAATTTAACGTCAACAGATTTTCCAGTAGAAGGAAGATCGACCATCTTTTCATCGGCTTCGGCTTGCGTTTCTATTGCAGGCATATTTTACTCCTGTTTACTTGTATTGCAAGATATCCTCTGGGTCTTTTACCACAGCAATTATCTCGTCATCGTTTAATATTCTCACTTCTCCACCTTCTATTCCAAACCTGGAGCCAGCATAGCGACCAAATATAATCCAATCACCTTTCTTGCACCACGGTCCGTTTGGAAACCTTTCTTTATTTTTGTAACAGTCATCACCCATTTTAAGTACTAAAGCAGTTACTGTTGTGTAACCACGTTCTTCCATGTGTTGATCTGTTAATATAACTCCACCTTTTGTTTTACCTTGTCCTTTAAAAGGTAATACCAAAATACGATATCCAGTAGGATCCGGTAATCTATCTAAAACTTTGTCAGTGGGTTGATGCTCTATACTAGCAGTAGCATCTTCTTGTATTTTTTTAAGAAAACGATTTTCTTTATCTTCCGCTATCTTATTATTTTCATCGGCTTCTATAGCCAAATCTTTTTCTTCAAGCGCAAATCTACGCTTGGGCAGCTCCTTCTCTGTCATCTTTGTCCTCATCTTTCTGCAGGTCTTGAATCTCCTGTTCCATTATTGTGTAAGCTTTGTGCTCACCTACTGCTTTAGCATACTCGTCCATACTTGGCAAGCCTGCTGCAATAATCTCTCTTAATTCTTCTTTGCGCGTACGTAATTTTTTTAGAATTACGTAAATCGCGGTTACGTCTTCCATGAACTACTTCTTTCTAGTTGTTCCACCTTTTGCTTTTTTAATTCTTCCACCTTTAGCAGCCATTGTTTTAGCTCCAGAATAAGCGCCTTTACCCATTGCTTTTTCCATGCCTTTAGATTCATTTCTTCTAGCAGCCATAGATTGAGTTTTGCTTCCGTTTCTTGCTCCCATAGATTCATCTAATCTAGCATTGTAGCCTTGTTTCATAGCTCCACCACCCATTTTTTTAACTCTGCCACCAGATTTATATGTAGTAGTAGACATTTTTTTACCCGGTGTTTTTCTTTTTTCGGGTCTTGACATAATTTTTCCAACCATAGTTATCTCCTTAAGTTGTTTTTATACTAACAGTCCCATTTACGCAATGATTTATTAATTCTAGAATTAGGATCTCTTGCGGTTTTAGCACTTGTTAATTTTTTCTTCATACCAGACATTCTAGCACAAAATGATTTACGCCTACTACTAGTCTTAGACTTAGTAGGAGCTTTTAGTGTTCCTTTTTTATAACTAGCACGGCCTTTTGCATTTAGCCCACCAGATTTTGATTTACCTTCTTTCCTTGTCCATGCTGGAGTCTTAGACATACTTTGTTTTTTTTCTTCTGTCTTCCATTACCATACCACAACCTTTTGCAATTCCTTTTGGATTTTTATCAGATTTTTCTTTTCTTTTTTGTGATTTAGATTTTTTCTTAGTCATTAATAAATTTTAGTTGTAGGTCTTTTATTAGGCATCATTAAATTAAAACCTTTTGGTTTAATTACTGTTCCACCCATATTTTTTTTGCTACGCATAGCTTTATTAATTGCGTTTGATCTAGCTGCTTCCCAACCTTCTATTTTTCCGTTTTTGTTAATATCTGCTTTTGATTTTTTAGTCATGATTTATTCTCCACTTTAACTGTTGCATGTTTAGTACCTCCAACATAGAGACCAAACCATGCGGCACCAGCTCCGACAACAACTGACACAAAAGCTGATTGTGCGTTTGTTGGATCTGGTAAACTCATAAACCATTCTGTTGTACGCCAAAATGAAATTCCATACAACGTAATTAATAACCTGGGAAAAATTCTCCATGCTGATAATCTTTCTGGTGTCATTTTTTCTTTGTAAATAATCCTACAGCGCCTTTAGCTCCCTTGATGCCGAAGCTTGCTGAGCAGGCGATGTATAATAAATGTTTATAATAATCCGGAAGTTGCTGAAGTGCAACAAACCCAGCTTCTATGTGGTGTGTCATTCCTGGAAAAAATACAGCCACTGCAGGTGCCAAAAGGCAAATTAAAATTAGTTCGTCTTTCCACGACCCTTTCATTTGATCTACAGCTGATGCTTCCCACGATACTTCGCCAGCTATCTGTTTTTCACGCAATGCAGTCTTTGCTTTAATTTCTACTAATTTAGATTCAGCCTTCGCTTTTTTTGTCTCTACGAAGCCAGTAACGGCTTGAGAGGCAACGCCTAATAATGGTTTAAGTAATAGATTTAACATTATGAATACTCCGTAATTATACTTTCACCAAATGATGGTGAGAATGCTCCTTGTTTATTATATTGTGCTACAGCGGCAAAAGGATTTCCGCTTGTTTCACTTAACTCTTCACCGTAAATACGTTGAAGATCACTAAATCCTACTGGACCTTCTTGTAAAATTTCACCTAAAGATTTTTGTTGCCATCTTTTATTTTTATCATAAGATGATCGTTCTGTTGGTCCGTAATATTCTCCTAAATAATCATCCCAATAATCTGAACCATACCATTGTTCATCACGTGATTTCCAATAATCTTTTGCTAAATCATTAAAAAAAGATGTTATTCCAGAACCGGTGTAATCTCCTTGAGTATCAAGATTACCAGGATCAAAACCAGCTTGAAATCCTCCATCTAAAAAAACATCTCCTAACCCTGTAGTTATTAAATTTCCACTAGAATCTAAAATAGCTTTTCCCTCAGAATCTTGTGCAAATAAACCTCCTATGCCTCCATAATTTTGTAAAAAATCTAATTTTTGAAAATCAGTAATTGGTATGTCACCACTAAAACTATTTACGTTATATAAATCTTGATTTAAAGTCGGGTCATTAGTAGGATCAAATAAAGGTTTTTCAAATATATCTTTTTGTAATTCAAAACGTTCATCTCCACCATATCCAAAATCATAATTTTCAAATTGATCAATGTCATTTCCTATTCCTGTTAAGGCATAGTTTTTTAATTTGTTTATGTATCTTCTTTTTGCTTCTGCTTCTCTTTCTTTTTGTGCAGCCATTTTTGCATCATCTGCTCCGTAACCAGTATTTACATCAATTAAATCTATTTTTCCATCTACATCTACGTTTTGATTAGTATTATTATTATTATTTTGATTATTACCGCCAGTTCCAGCCCCACCAAAATTTGGTGTTCCTGTACTTACTGAAGTGTTTGTGCTTGGTGGTTGAGATGAACCATATAAATGATCATAACCTGGCATTATCGATATCTACTTATAGTCATCCTAGTTCTAGGACCAATATAGTCCATATCAAAACCAGCATTAATCATTGCTTGTTCAGAATCAGGTTCATAACCACCTCTACCTTGGCTTTGACTTTGTAAAAGATATTTTTGTAATGGAGTCAATGCTTCTGCAATATCAAATTGCTCTAAAAATTTATCTTGAACAGGGACATTCATATCTAATAAAACATCTCTATTTCCATAATTTTTTAAAGCACTTCCAAGCATGCTATCACCATCTTCTTTATCTTGTGCTTTTTCTGCTTCAGCTATAAATGCTTGTCCAATAGCTGATCCTTGAAGTCCCTCTTGCATTCTACCTGCTAATGTACTGTAATCTATATTTGCAACGCCTGCTGGAGCAGTTGTTTTAAATCCAAATTCTGGTTCACCTAATGCGTAATTAATTCTGTTTGTTATTTGCGCATTTTGTTTTGCTGTGTTAGCAATATCCATTAAACGTTGTTTTTCTTGGTTATCACTTGCAAGCTCTGCTAATCCTGCATACTTGTTATAAAAAGCAATATCTTTATCAGTCATCATGGATTCTCTTACATCATCAGTGTAAGCATCTCCTAAAATTTCTCTGTTTTGTTTACTTCTATTAATGTTAGCCATTAATGATTCTATTCCTTCAAGTACTTTTCGACCCATAGGAAAAATAGCATCTTTAATATTACTACCTTTTTGTTTTAAATCACTACCTATACCACGTATTATATCGCCAGTTCTGTCACCAGCTTTAGTCATAAAAGTTTTTTTACCGTAACCGCCGTATGTTCTTCCTGGTTCTTTTAATCTGCTTCTATTACGTCTAAAATCGGCTGCTGATCTTCTACCCCTTTCAAAAGGAGAATCATCACCTCTTCCGGCAGAGCCAGGATAACTCCTGGCCCCCGAAATACCAGCTCTATAAGCGTCTCTAGCATTATCTCTATCGCGAAATTTTAATGCCATTTACGCACCTAACACTGATTTTAAAATTAAAATTACTACTAAGGCAACGATACCGGCTTTAATCCAGTCCTTCATTCCCCAGTCCGACCACTCTTTTAAGTGCTCCCAAACATCTTTTAATAATTTCATCTTTCCTCCTAATGTATAGTTGGTTTATGTTGATCCACAATTTCTTCTATAAACAGAAAACTGTCTGCTACACTAGCAAACACATGTGCAGCATCTTCTGCACCGATTGTTTCAATATAAAGGTTCCTTGTAACAGCCATTAGCGCACTTGCAACCAATAATTTTTCTTCATCATTTTTAATCTCTTCTCTTGCTGATTTTTCTAGGTTTATCATAGCTTCAGCAATCTTATCTACTTTCTGGTTTGTCATTTTTACCTCTATTCATTTGAGCAATTCGTTCAGCACTTTTAATCTTACGATCTTCCCGTAAGGTTTCCATGTTTTGACGAAGGTCTTCGATAGTTTCTTTATCAGATTCTTCAATGGCTTTTATACCTTCTTTAACAATCGTCTCTTCCATCTTACCTTTCATTTGCTCACGTGCAAGATCTATTTTTTCTGCTTCGATTCCAATATCAGCCATGAGTTTATTATCCTCTACTTCACCCTTCATAGCTACTTCCGCTGCTTTAAGATCAATCTCTTGTTGTTTTAATCTTACCAGTGGATCTTGTTCTAAGTTACCAGCTTTAATTTGTTCTTCTTTTGCCATCTCTGCAATCATTACAGCTTCTAACTCAGCAATTTTAGATTCTTTTTCGTTCATAAATTGTTGTTTAGCTTGTTCAACTTGTTGTACCATTTGTGGATTTTGTTGAGCTTGTTGCATCATTTGTTGTATTTGCATTTCTTGTTCTTTCATTTCTTGTTCAACTTGTAATGCTGCCATTAAAGAAATATGTTCCATAATGTGTCCTTCTAACATTGCGTACAACTGTGGATTAATTTGCACCATTCTTGTAAACATAAATTCTCCATGTGTATCTATATGTGCTTTATGATTTTGTTGTGCAAAAGCTTTTGGTTGTTCACCACGCATAGCCAATGAATTTTCCATTGCAGGGCTTTTTGGTTGAGGAACACTAGGATCTGGTTTTAAAATAGCGTCAATGTTATCTACATCTAATGCTTGGTAAACTCTTCTATAAGCTTCACGTATATTATGTAGTTGTGGATTAGCTTGCGCTAATTGTAATTGTTGTTGCGCCAACATAACACGTTGTGACATAGAGAAAATATTTGGATTAGATATAGGTAGTATATCAACACGCTGATCAAAATCAGCTTGTTTAATCATACGGTTTCCACCACGTACCATGTATGGATACTCTGGTGGTAAATACGTTTGGAATATAGTTGCGAGTAAATTAAACTCAGTTCCTTGTGCATAGTGCAATCTTTTATGAATAGCACTCATTACTTTAGTTCCACGTTCTAATAATGCTAATGTTGTGCCTACTGGATTCTGTTCATTACCTTCACCCATTTTCATGTCTGCAATTGCTGCAAAAGATTTACCTGCATCTACACAATAACCTAGTAAAGCAAATAAAACCTGTGATGGTTCTTTATAAGGAAGAGGTAATAATGATTCTTTAATAGAAGCACCAGTTACATCAACATCTCTAAACTCTCCTGGTTGTAAAGGTGTATCAGAATCTCTTACACGCATGCCACGTGCTTTAAATCCTGCAGGTAGGTTAGCGAGTGTACCAGCATCAATTAACTGCCGCAAAACACTTGTTGCTGTTCGCGATAACCCACCTAACATGTGTATTAGTCCAAAGCCGTAAAAGCCTAGACCCGGGAGAAATTTATAATGTACAAAATATTGTTTTTTTGCTTTTAGTGCGTCACCTTCATCATAGTTTCTTCTAATAGATAAAACTTCTTCACTAAATTGATCAATAGTAATAATGTATGGAAGTTTAACACCATTAGGATCTTCAAATCCTGGTATGTCTGCTTCTACATGCATTTCTAAAAGAACATGCTCATTATCATCTTCACTTAAAGTATTTTGTAAACCTTCTAGTTCATTAACTTTTTCTCTAACTTCATTAACACTAGAAACTGATCCTGTTACTAATTCTACATCGCGGTAAAAACCTTGTACTTGTTGTTTACGTAAATCATTATCAGATGTTTTAATAACATGCGTAATACGTTGTGCATCTTCTAAAGAAGAAGCCATATAATTTACAACGCAATCTTCACCTGCAACAAACTTAGAAACAGCACGTTGTAATAATGAATCATAATAAACTTTTTTAAATGCTGAACCAGCTAAAGGTAGATAAAATAATAATTGATCCATGTCTGGATCATATTCTTTCATGACATGTGTAATTTCATAATTCATGTAATCTTTTACACGTTTAGCTTGTTCTTCTACTTGAGGTGTAATTTCACCTACAATTTCTGTATTAACAGGTCCACCTGGTGGTAGTAATTCTTTGTATGCTTGTGCTTGAAACTGTGTAACTGATTCTGATAATAATGGATGCACAACACCGCTTGCTCCCTCAAATGGTTGACTACGGTCTTCGTACTTAAATCCTAGCATATCCAAACCTTTAACATAAGTATCGTGCCAATCTTTTCTTGAATCATAATCAGATTCGTAAGATGCCACACACGAATTAGATATTTGTTTTAATTGTGTATCAGAAAGATAATCTGCTAAGTTAGCGTTAAAAGGAATGTTTGTTTGATCAATTGTTTCACTTAAATCAGTATTAATTTCAGCACCACCATCAGGTAGTTCTGTTATTTCTACTTGATCTTCCATTGTCACACTTTCATCAGGAAGTGTAATATCTGTAGCTATTTCATTTTCTCCAATCTCTACACCACTTGCAATTTGACCGATTGCTTTTTCAATAGTGCTCATAGGGACGGGACGTGTTTTAGGAGTTACCATTATTTTATCCTATCATAATGTTGGTACAACATCAACAAAAGAGGGATAATGAATATATCCGCCTGTGTTTTTATACATGTCCACTGGTATTGTTGGTGTACCTTTAATATTAATGTAAGGCAGTTTTGCCCACGTATTTCCTTTACCGTCTTTAATGTTTGTAGACGAAAAGTCAAGCCCGTTGTTCTTTGCTGCATTCTTCATCGCTTTAGCTGCAATGTTATTATAAAAACCTAAATTACCTTTAGCATTTGCCCCTGATGCACTTGCCCCTGCATTTTTAGCTTTACCAGAAATCATTACTACACCATCATATCCATTTTCGCGTGCTAAATTAAGAGCTATTTTAATAGCTATTTTTGCTTGGTTTTCTGATTTTTTAAATGGAGCTTCTGGATAACCATCAGCTGTCATATCCATTTTATCTAATTGTTCATTAATTTTAGTTAGTTCTTCTCTAATACTATAACGTTTAGTTTGTAGTCGCGCCAACACTGTTTGTGTAGAAGGATCCGTGTGCCCTTTAACTTTATCTATTTGCTCTGTTATTTTATTTAACTCATCAGCAAGTTTTATTCTTTGTGTATTTAAAGCACTTATATTTACTTTTCCAGGTTTGTCTAAACGCTCTGCGTATTTTTTACCTTTCTGTTGTACCGCTTGGTGTAAGTCTGATTGTATTTCTTCAATGAATAATACACGTCTACCAGCTTCATCTGTTCGCTCAGAAGCACGCATCCAAAAAACAGGGTTATTTCCTTTTGTGTTAGAAAAGTGTCCACCACCTTCTGTATAACCAGGTTCCTTGGCCCTTGGTCCTTTAGGATTGGGGTTATAGGTAATAGGTATTTCTATGTACCCGGTTCCTCCAGACAAGAACTGTGCACCTTCGTGTTTTGGTGTTTTATTACTCATGTAAAAACCTTCACCACTGTGCAAACGTTTAAATCTCTCTACAATATTTTTAGAGTAAAAAGGAATCTTAGATCCCTCAGGAATACCATTTTTTAAAACATTATCTATGCCGTAAAATTGTTTAAAAACTTTATTAATAGTTTCTGCACCTTGTTCCATCATGGATGATGCATCACTTCTCTGTGAGCTAAATATTTCAGATAATTGAACACGTGCAGCGTCACCTGCAATATCTTGTGGTTTATTATTTAAACCACGTATTTCTTCTACACCTTTTTGTCCATGGTAATAAGAGCCACCACTCTCACGTTTTGTTAAAAAATCTAAAAAATCATCTACACCTTTTTTAAAAGGCTCTTTTTGATGAATATCGTACGTAATAATTGGTTTTAAGTTTTTATACGCGTTCATTAAGTCATTTTTAGTGATTTTAACGTTTTGATTGGCATTTAAGTAGTTGCCTAGGCCAAATTCGTCTAATTCCGTTGGAGAAACGCCTTTTTTCTTTAAAAAACCAAGCCATTGACCACCGACCATGCTTTCTTGGGGCGAATTCATGATTTCTGTCTCTGATTTTAGGGTAAATATACCTTTATTCGTGTCTGCTACGGTTTCTGTGGCTTTTATATCGTCCACAGCCCCTGAAATTTTTAAATTAGCGGCAGATTCGTCAAATAGTGGTGGTGGTTTTTTGATTTTAAATGGATTTTTAAAGCTCATGGCTAAATCAACCTGTCCTTCCATGCCATCAGGCGTGGATACTACTTCTTCTGTTTCTGTAAACTGTGACATGTCTCCTCCTATTGCCATCATTCGTCTTGCAAATCCACCTATTGCCATGTTTGGACGAACAAGTCCACCGTCTTTCCTATTTCCTTCTTTATATTGATTTATTAATTGAATAATATTTTCGTCTCTTTTACCAAACGTTTGTAATGTATCATTTCTTGGATCATAAAATTTAATTTCAATTCCATTATCTATCATTTGTTTTTCGTAAATATTTAATTGTTTAGTAATTTGTTTTAATCTATCTATTTGTTTCTGGGATAAATCTCCTGGATTTTTATATTTCCAATTTCCTCCAGCTTTTTTTCCAGAAGTAAATGTATGTCCTAAAATTTTATATTTTTCTACTAAAAGATCAATAAATCCGGCTCCGCCCCCTTTAGGTCCTAGTTCTATGACAGATTGTATTCTATTCATTTTTGATGTACCAGGATAATTTGGATATGTAACTTCTTTTAAATATTTTTTTGGAATCATTTCATACTTACTTGCAAGTTTTTTAATTCTACTTGTTATTTCATTACCTTTAACAACCGTATTACCAAGAGAATGTAATTGTGCTAAGTTCATTTCATTTTTTAATTGATTTAATGCTGGATAATTTTTTTCATCTTGAAATTTTTTAAACATTTTAGAATATAAAGAACCTTTTTCAAAACGAGGATTATATTTGTAATCTTCGTATCCCTTTTTTGTAGTTAACTCTGGTATCTCTCTCGATGTTCCAGGTTGTGAAGGTTCTTTAATTTTTGATACAAAATAATCATAAAGATTTTTATCTTCTGTTTTTAAACGATCTGCATGTTGATTCCATTTATCTTTTCTAAAAAAAGATTTAGTTGAACGTACTTTATTACCAAAAACTTTATCATATGCTTGAGACATGCTAATTCCTTCATCGTCCATTACTTTTTTTATTGAATTTAATTGATCCTTATAGGAGTCATAATAATATTGAAGTTTTGCTTCACGAACATTGGGGGTAATTTGTTTTCCTTTAAGCTGAGCATGGTCATTAATAACTTTTAAAGCATTTTCTTTAAATTGATCAGATTCATCAGAATGATTAATAAATTTCCTTAAAGAATTATGAGGTCGTGGATTTTTACTTCCGTAAACAACTCTATCTTTTGTTGGGGTTAACAATCCAGTTATTAAATTATCGACATCTTCTGTTTTTTCAAATGGGCCTGTTTTTATTGTATCCACAACATATTTCATTGTGTTTTGATACGCAGGTGAGTTTACGTTAAAGTTAGTAGTAGGATTTTTAGTAAGATCAGTTACATAATCTATCTCTTCAAAAGAATCACTTTTCTTTCCTATATTTAAAGCTGTTTTAACAGCTTCAACAGGAGTTGTTATTAGTTTATCTCTAGAGCCCATTATTTATCAAATAAGTTCATTTGATCTTCCATGCTACCAAGTCCTTGGTCCATGTTTGATGCTATGTAAGGCTCTTTTCTATAGTCAATTTGATCAAAAGGAATTTTACTTTCACCCCTTATTAAATTCATAAGTCCTTGTCCACCTCGAACAGCTGTTTTAACTCCACTTTTAGCTAAGCTGGCTAATCCAGCAACACTAGGTATAACTTGTCCTGCCATGTAACCATAAGTTTCTGCAGGTGTATCTCCATAAGAAAAACTTGCATTAATGTTAGGGTATAAATAATCCTCAGCCGCTTCTAAAAAAGCTGGTCCTTCTTTTCCGCGTGTTAGCTCATCAGTAAACCTAAACATAGAAGGACGTTTCATAACAAACTCACCTTCATCATTGTAACCAAATAAACCTGCATAAGGTAAAGATAAATCACCATCTTTAGTAAACTTAGGATCTGCATCCATTGGCATTTGTGGTAAAGTGTCTTGATTAATAATAATACCTTCACGTTCAGCGTCGTAAGTGTAAGGTTGTGGTTTTTCAATTTGCGTTAATAATCTTCTAAATTCATCAAATTCAGGGCCTTCTTCTTCATCTATAAATACCCTATCTCTAAACTCGTCATACTCTGCTTTACTGTTTATATTATTAGCTTTTCTAAAAGCATCCATTTGCTCAATTGCATTAGATTGCATAATGCCTTGTGTGTTCTCAACCCATTCTTTTAAATTAGGATTAGCATTAATATCGTCTACAGAAATAAACATTTCGCCTTCACGGGTTTTACCACTAATAGCACCATCAAATACACTGGAGAAATAATCAATAGCTCCGTAATCTTCCGAGTCTCCTTCTCCTAAATATAATGGATTTAAAACATTAACTGCACCTAACGTATCTGTAACAACTGCACTTACAGCTCCTGGTACTGCAGACGATAAAAATTGAGAATCTTCTGCTAGATCATCTTCTACTTTGTACTGCTCGTCTATTTGTGTTTTAAATTCGGAAGGTTGTTCCAATAGATCAAATGACGTAAAGTCACTTACACCTGTATCAATAGTATTCTGGTCGTTGTCTGTCTGTTGGTTCATCCGCAAAATCGTCCTTTAGTTCTACGTAATAACCTTGACGGTAGCGCATCAATGCCTGCGTCATGCTATCCACGTAATCATCATAATCGCCAAATGGGAATGCTGCACATTCTTCAATGACTTCTTCGGCCCAACGTCTATCTTTAGGAGCCCATACTGCCCCTGATTCAAACAGCGGTGCTACGCTGTTCACTCTTGCATGTTTATCATTTCCTTTAGAGGGTGTAAAGTTAATTACAGGTATGCCAACCTTTTGTAATTCATGTGTAAGTGGTAACCCGGACGCTTTGGCCTCGACCAATACAACCTCTGGTTCCCAGTACTTATATTCTTCTTGTGCTTTTTCTTTTAGTTCAGGAAAGTTCCACCGTCCTTTCTTGGCGTCTAAAAGGATAATGTTTTGTCTACCACCTTCTTCTGGTGTAAATATACCCCATGTCGTAATAGCTGAATAATCGGCTGTTTCTTTTTTGGTAAAAGCTGTATCATACGATTGTATAACGTACTGTAGCTGCGGTATTTGTTCCGGCTCCCATTCTTGCCACCACTCACGTTTTATAAGTGCACCTTCCTCGGCCACGGGATTTTGCATCCATTGTGCATTCCATTTTGAAACAGGGATCGAGGCTTTAACGCCATTAAGACCTTCCATGGTCCAAAAATTACCCCACATAGGTTTGTTATTTAGAACAGCAGGAAATTCTACAATTTCCCATTGGTCAGCAGCTTCGTCTTTACTTTGTGCTTGGAGCAAGCGACCTGTTAGATCCTTAATGGACCAACGAGTCATGACTAATACTATAGCACCCCCTGGCTGAAGCCTTTGGCGAGGGCCAGAAGTATACCACTCATAATGACCATCAAGAACAGCAGGAGATAATGCATCTTGCTCTGAGTGAGGATCGTCGATAATAAGTAAGTCAGCCCCACGACCGGTAATAGCACCGCCAACTCCAGCAGCAAAATACTCACCTTTGTGGTTTGACTCCCATCTTCCGGCAGCCTTTGAATCCGCTGCCAAAGTAACGTCTGGAAATACTGAAGCATATTCATCTGACTCTATCAAATTTTTTGCTTTACGTCCAAATCGAATTGCCAACTCACCTGTGTGCGTAGTTTGTATTAGTTTAGAGTTAGGATGCCTACCCATAAAAAACGCCGGAAATAAATGCGACGCAAATTCTGATTTTGTATGTCTTGGTGGCATATTAACAATAAGTCGTTTTAGCTCACCATTGGCAATGCGGTTTAATTTTTCCGCGTAAATTTTGTGATGTTTTCCCTCAACAAATTCAGGCCAAACTGTTTTTACAAATTTTAAAAAATCTGACTGCGTTTCTTCTTGTTTTTCAACAACCGCATTTTTTAAAAGGTATTTGAGGGTTTGTGTATCTAGCTTTTCTAGTTGCGAAACATTTTCCATTTTTTAAAAATTTTTTCGAACTTTGATATATAACGTTTTTGGTGAGTATTGTCACCCTCAATCTTACCCTTAAAAAATAAAAGCATGCTTTAGGAAAAAAGGGGGGTGTACCCCCGTCGCAGATTGTATAGGCCTGTGGAGTTCCCGGGCGCCGCCTGCGACATTGTGTCGCACCGCTAGATCTAGTAGGCAATCGTGCGCCGAGCATACTACATCCCGGGCCGCGGCATTTTGTCGCACCACTACATATAGTGCCGACTTATCCACAGGTTATCCCCAACTAATTTAATTAACTATATAATTAATTAGTAAGCTATGATACAGAATACATAGAAATAGAATTGAGGTAAATATGACTAAACAAGACTTCAAAGCAATAGTAGGAAATGGTTTCTTCTCTTGCAAATGGATAAACAATAAGGGTGATATATCTAAGATTAAAAGAGGTATCTTAGGTACTCATGCTTGGCGTAATACTGAACTTGGTACTAGAGATAGTATTAAAGAGCCAACAAACTATGTCTTAGCCTATCGTGTAGGTAATGGCTTAAACCCTAATCATAGAAGATGGGCAAACATTAATCCTGAAACTGTGATAGAAATAAATGGAAGGACAGTATAATGCCTAATGATTTAATTACTAAGAACAATGTAAACATAACCCCACTAATCGAAAGTTTAGTGGAGTTAGTCAAAGACAAAGACGCAACAGGAGAATTGGCAGACTTTCAGAACTGCACACTTCCTGCAAAAGATAGTCCAGACTGGAAACTTATTTCTGGTGTATTGTGTAATTCTGTCGTTGAATGGGCTTCAATGAATAAAGACAGAGATGTTAATTCAATGGATTTAATACAGCACATGCAATCAGATATAGGTTATATCTTAAAAAGGTTAGGATTGAGTTAGCCTCAATTCACTATACTCAATCTTATCAAGGGGATTTTATATCCCCTTTTTTTATGTCCGAACTTCAGCTCAGCACCTGCGTACCCGGGCGCCCGCGGGAAGACTGTGGATATCTTGTGGATAAGTATTATGGAGTTTGGGAGTTTGGGGAGTTTAGGAGTTTTGAGGGTTAGCTTACTTTCCTAACCCTCGAAATTTGCAAAGACAGGTCTTTATGAGCACCCGTCGTAGGAGTCCGCAACAACTTCATGCGCATTACCCTCCCTAAATTTGCAAGGCAAGAGCCGAATAACTCCGTTTATCTTGCCTCATTTGTTAGAGATACCTCGTCTTTCGACTTCTCCTGTCTAACTTAGTTAGCGTGTGTATATACAAGGAAACTAACTAAACATACTATACATCTTTCCAAACCATGACGCAATAGGTCTATTACTTTTCTTGTGGATAAGTTTCCAAACCCCATCATGCCACATGTAAGTATATGTGTAATCTCTCGTCCATTTGTTCCAACGAATCATAGTAGTCCTTTCTCTTTCTATCTGCAGTTATAACACGAATCCAAATTCATGTCAAACTCAACTTCCGTCAGCAACTCAGCGGGCGCCCGGGCCGGGCGACAACATGTCGCATGGACCAAGAACCTGTGGATAAATATTAATGGAGTTTGGG